TCATTAAGCTTTGGTCTTCCGAGGCTGAGGCTAATGCTATCAAGGCTGGCGTTAAAGTTGGCGATAAGATTATTGAGCAAAGAGTCGGACGACCAGTTAATTGGATTATTGATTACAACAAACTGGGGCCACCAAATTTATCTGGACAATATGACTTCTACTACCAGGGAGAAAACATTGGAGTAGATGGTGTTGGAGAAACGCTAGATGTTGCAGAAATGTGCGGTATTGTAGAAAAGGGTGGAGCTTGGTATACAGTAAATGGTGAGCGTTTGCAAGGACGTGCAAAAGCCCTACAGTACCTGAGAGACAACCCAGAATTTGTAGAAGAATTAAGAAAGGAAATTGATGCCAAAGCTTAGTGAGTTTATTGGCCCAAAGCCAACACATGTTCAAAATGAAAATCTAGAAAAAGTAATTGGTGAAAAACCATGTTCAAAATGTGACAAGGATGCGGGGGAATCTTATTGGGATCCAACCACTCTAATTCTTTCTTGGACATGCCCAGATGGTCATCAAAATACATTTAAGGTTAATTGATGTCCGAACGTGGTGAAGTCAAAAGAGATGGAGCAAAAGCTCAAAAAAATAGCGGACGTGGAGATTATCAAAAGGGAGATGCAAAGTGGAAATACTTTGTTGTTGACTACAAAGAGGCTTCTAAATCTTTTACTTTAAATAAAGATGTTTGGGCTAAAATTTGTACTGATACCTTTAAAGTAAGTCGAGACATGCATCCAGCCCTTAAAATAATTATGGGAGAAGATTCAAAGGTAAGACTTGGTATAATAGAGTGGTCAATATTAAATGACCTGATTGAGTTCTGGGAGGAACACCAATGAAAAAATTTACGGTAATGCCACAAGTGGTAGTATATCAAGATATGTTTGAAGAAAAAGATCTGTATAGATTTGTTGAATTAATGAAAAAATATGAAACACCAGTTGATAGATCAACAGCAGTTTCAGCTTTAGAATCAATGCTTTCTGATAACCACGGAGAAAATCCACATGAAAAAAATGATCTGAGTCCAATCAATGAGTGGGTTCCATGGCATACTTTTGGATTAAAGAATTTTTATAATGATAAAATTAAGCCAGAGGGGTTGAACGACCCAGATCTTGAATTTCTTTATGATTTTAGAGAAAAAATTTATGATGCTTATGCTATTGCATATAAGGATTATAGAGAAGAGTGGGCTGAAAAAGGTGAATGGCCAAGTTATGTAACAGATTGGAATCTTAAAATTACTGGAAAAGATTCATTCTCACAATCTAATGATAATTTAATTGCAGGTACTATTGAAATATTAAAGCATGATATGAAGCCAGATTCAGAATTTGCTTTAACATTTCACACGGATACTCATGAAAATAGATTGGGCGAACCCCAGTGGAAGCAAACAATAACTTTTACATGCTATATCAATGATAATTATGAAGGCGGAGAGCTTCAGTTTATTAATGAAAAAGAAAATAAATTAATAACCTATAAGCAAAAGCGTGGAGATGTTATTTTATTCCCATCTGGATCACCGTACTGGCATTCAGCGCTAACAGTAAAATCTGGAGAGCATAAATATTTTGTTAGAGTTTTTGCCGTCTGGAACCACCCTGGAACTAAAGAATGGCATGAAAATGCTGAAAAATTTGGTAAAGAAGAGTGGACTAGAATGTTTAATGAAAAAATAAAAAAAGAAGTTGAAGAAGGTCTATACGATAGAATTGTAGTTCGTGAAGGAGAAATCCCAAATCAATCTTACAATGCTAAAAAGATTTATGTTAAAAAAGAAGATGAGTCTTATATAGACGGAAGGCTTTTATAATGATAGCATTCCTTATGGGAATTTTATTTGGATTTTCAATTGGATATCCTTTCGGATTATTCATTAATGATTTAAACGAGAAAGAGAAAAATGGCGGACGAGAAAAATACCCTAGAGGTAATTAGTCTAGTAACAGAGTTCAACGATCTTCATGATTTTATGAATGATGAGCAGTTAGATAGGGCAATGATGGCAATAATTAATATTATTGCAAAGCCTGATATTCCCGCTGCAAAAGCACACATCCTTATCGTAGAATTGCAGGCTATTTCAGCTAAATTTGGAATACTTGCATCATATTATTCAACCATTGCTAAAGATAAGGCAGGAACTGTTAATAATAATAAAAAGAATATCTATTATTCAGTAAAGGAGTCAATAGACAAGCTTGTAGATGCTCTCAAGTATGTCGTTCGATATAATGTCTAGAGAAATAGTTAAGAACCTAAAATTCAAAAAATATAATGGAAAGTTCGATGCAGAAAAGTTTGCAGACCAACTTAATGATGCCTATCTAAAGCTTAAAAGGCCAGATGGACATACACAAAAAAAGTCATTTAGCCCAAGTTCAATTGGATATGGCTACGGTAATTGCCCTAGATATTGGTATATGGCATTTAATGGTGCTGAATTTATTGATAATAATGATGCACAGGCTGTTGCTAATATGCAGTATGGAACAGAAGCTCATGCTAGATTGCAGAATTTGATATCTACTTTCCCAGAATATCGTGATCAGGAAGTTGAAATTTTAAATGAATATCCTCCAATTAGGGGATTTGCAGACTTGGTAATGGACTATGGCGTGGACGTTATTGGAGAAATTAAAACTGCTAAGCAAGAAGTTTGGGATCAAAGGCAAGTTACAATGGCATCTTCTGCCAACCATTTACTACAGCTTTTAATGTATATGCATATTAAAGAGTTTGATGAGGGATTTTTTGTGTATGAGAATAAGAATACTCAAGAAATTTTAGTTATTCCTATTATGATGAATGATAGAAATAAAAATATTATTAAAGAATTATTTGCTTGGATGTCTGAAGTTTATGATAATTTTAAGGATGGAGATCTTCCAATGAGGCCATTTACAAAGTCTAGTTCCAGCTGTAAGTATTGTAATATTAAAAAAGAATGCTGGGCAGGACCAGTTGGAACAATTCAAATAGAGCCATATGAGGTTCCACAGATATGATTTGTTCAAACTCAGACTGCAAAAAAGAATTTGAAGCTAAGACGCATAATCAAAAGTATTGCTCAGATGAATGCTGTAGAATTGCAACAAATAAACGTATTATGGAAAAATATTACGAAAAAAAGGCAATTAAAAATGGGGCAGTACGTTTATGCAAAAAGTGTAAAATGAAATTGAGTAGATACAATACATCAGATAGATGTGCTACGTGTGAAAAAAATAGCAATATTGTGCATAGACAGTCGTTGATTAGGATCGTAAATGAAATTAACGGAATTAGTTAAGCCAAAAGCTTATAGTGTTTTAGGAATAGATGCCTCTACAAATTCTGTTGCATTTTGTTTATTTGCAAACGGGTATCCAATAAAATGGGGAAAAATAGAGTTTCAAGGTTCTGATATTTTTGAAAAAATTGTAGATGCAAAAATAAAAATTGAAGCAATGTTAGATTATTTAAGGTGTGATTATATTGCAATGGAGGGAGCAGTCCTTGTCAGATCTGCCGATGCTGTGATAAAATTATCCTATGTTTACGGGGCAGTTCTTGCAGAACTTATGACAACTGGTGCAAAAGTTACTACAATATCTCCAACAGCATGGCAGGCTAAAATTGGAAATAAAAATCCAACTAAAGCTGAAAAAGATTTACTAAAAGCACAATTTCCAGGGTATGCAGAATCTTGGTATAAGAATAAAATGAGAAATATTAGAAAGCAAAGAACTGCAGATTGGGCTAAAGCAAAATTTAATATTAATGTGGAAGATTTTGATGTTGCAGATGCAATAGGAATTGCTTATTATGCTCACGAGGTGTTAACTGAAAGATGAAGCTTTATCAAAGTAAAGAGTGGCTGCATAGAAGATATGTAGTTCAAAGAAAAAATGTAGTTGAAATAGCTGCAGAAGCTGGAACCTCTGCTATGACCATTCAGAGATATTTAGAGAAATTTGGATTGATTAAAAAGCGATGAATGAATTTATTATAAATAAAGAAAGTGGTTTTCAGACATGGGCAACAGACTTGCAGCTATTGGCTTTAGATGCACCTGCGGGAAATGCAATTATTAGGCAATGCTTAGAGATGGCAGAAATGCTAATTAATAAAAATAGATCATACGGAAATTCGGCCTTGGACCCTGTTAGAATTTTTTCAAAGGCGGGACAAAGAGAGCAGCTTCATGTTCGTATTGATGATAAGCTAAATAGACTTATGAAGGGCACAGATTATCCAGGAGATAACGATATTGATGATTTAATTGGTTATTTAATATTGTTAAAAATAGCCAAATCAAGTTGACTTTTTAGTTGACTAGAATTATAATATTATTATATGGAACTTGAATTAGTAGAGCGTAATGAGCGTATCAATAAGGTTGTAGAGGAGCTCTTAAAGGGCAGTACTCCAACCCAGATTGCCACTATAACAGGCTATAAAAGAGCAGAGGTTATAGAGTATATAGACGAATGGAAACAGATCGTTAGAAGCGATCATACGGCTCGTGACAGGGCAAAAGAAGCTGTTGCTGGAGCTGACCAACATTACGCTTTACTTATTCAAGAAGCCTGGAGAACTGTAGAATCAGCAGATCTACAAGGACAGTTAAATGTAAAAGCTAATGCTTTAAAGTTAATTGCAGATATTGAGGCAAAAAGAATCGGTATGCTTCAGCAAGTTGGATTATTAGATAATGCAGAATTAGCTACACAATTGGCGGATACTGAAAAGAAGCAGGAAATTCTTATTGGAATCCTAAAGGATGTAACAGCCACATGTCCATCATGTAAGTTGGAGGTTGCTAAGAGATTATCCCAGATTACTGGAATCGTAGAAGCAGTAGTTGTAGAGGGATAAAATGTCTTTTGATTTTAATGATTTAATTGACATACTTGATGGCGAGGAATTTGAAGAGCGTCCAGTCGATTTAAAAACATTTGTTACAAGTCCACAATATCTTGGTCTTCCACCACTTTCTGATTATCAATATACATTGATTGAAAAATCTTCTCAAATTTATAAAGAATCAACTCTTAAAAAATTGTTTGGTGAAGAAGAAGGTCAAAGAATATTTAAACAGACATGCAACGAAGTAATTGCTCAATTAGGTAAGGGATCTGGAAAAGATTATTCTTCTACAATTTCTGTATCATATATGGTTTATCTATTGCTATGCTTAAAAGATCCAGCAACCTATTACGGTAAACCACCTGGAGACACAATTGATATTCTTAATATTGCTATCAACGCACAACAGGCAAATAACGTTTTCTTTAAGGGATTTAAAACAAGAATTGAAAGATCCCCATGGTTTGCTGGGAAATATGACCCTAAAGCTTCTGAAATTAAATTTGATAAAAATATAAATGTATATTCAGGACACTCAGAAAGAGAAGCCTGGGAAGGTTATAACGTTATTGCTGTAATTCTTGACGAAATTTCAGGATTTGCAATCGAAAATACAACGGGGCATGATCAGGCAAAAACTGCTGATGCTATTTATGACATGTATCGTGGATCAGTTATTTCTCGTTTTCCAGATTATGGAAAAATTATTTTACTTTCCTTTCCACGTTTTAAAGGAGATCCAATTCAAAAATTTTATGAATCTGTGATTGCCGAAAAAGAAACAATTATTAGAAGTGAAACTTTAAAAATGGACGAGGACCTACCAGACGGTACAGAAGGAAATGAAGTTACTGTTGAGTGGGAGGAAGACCATATCCTTTCATATAGAATTCCTAAGACATATGCAATTAAAAGACCATCGTGGGAAGTTAACCCTACTAAAAAAATAGATGATTACAAAATTGAGTTTTATAAAAATATGCCAGATGCGCTTGGAAGATTTGCATGCATGCCACCAGAAATGATTGATGCTTTCTTTAAGTCTCGTGAAAAAATTGAAAAAGCTTTTTCAAAAACATATTTAGCTGTAGATTCATTTGGAAGACTAGAAGAATGGTTTAAGCCAGAAGAAGGAAGAAAGTATTTTATTCACGTAGACTTGGCGCAAAAGCACGACCATTGTGCTGTAACAATGGCTCACGTAGATCGATGGGTTAATGTTAAAGTTACAAATGAATATTCGCAGCCAGCCCCAATTGTTGTTGTAGACTCAGTCAGATATTGGACACCTACACCAGATAAATCTGTAGATTTTACTGAAGTTAAAGATCATATTCTTGCATTAAAAACAAGAGGATTTAATATTAGCTTGTGTACATTTGACCGATGGAACTCACATGATATGATGCAGCAACTAA